TGTTTCGTCATCGTCTAGCGCGAAGGCCATCATAAGAATTTCAAACGATGGATCGGTTACGTATCTATAGACACCGACCTTCTTTAGATCTGCTTCTGAGTAGGTTTCAATGTCTATGTGCAGCTTAGTCAAGGAAGTCGTCGTCATCATCTTCGTCATCGTCGAAGTCTGGATCGTCTGCGAAGTCTACGTCTACTGATACTCTACCGCCTAATGGTTCGCCTTCAGATGTCTTTTGAACGTGATTTAATCCTGCGGCGATTCCTTTATTTCCTGATGCATTAAATGGGAAGAATGTAATTGATGCTCTACCGTAGCAGCCACTATAGAACTCTTCTTCTTCAGTGATCGGTTCTCTGTTTTTATCTACGATACCTGGTCTGCTATATGCTGATGCGTTAATGAAGTATGCGTTAGCGTATGCTTCGTCTTCTGGTCTGTCTTCGTCGCCATCTCTAAGTGGCGTTTTTAGGTTCGCTGGGATCTTACCGCCGAACTTGCTACTCTTACCATTTTCTTTAGCTGCATCGATTGCTTGCTTGATTGCTTTGAGCGTTTTCTTATCGCTCTTTGGAATGATAAGTGATACACTGTATTTTTTCTCTTCTGATTCGCCTACTGCTTCGGGTTTGAACACATGTACATAACTGAAGCGTACCTTACCTGTAATTACTTTTGTTTCTTTTAAATCTGCCATGTTTGTTTTCCTCCTATTGGCTTATTTGAATTCTGCAGCTGCTGCTGCATCTGGTGTAAACGCTGGACGTTTATCGCTTTCTGGAACTAACGCAGGTTTACCTGCAGGTTTGATGATTAGTTCCCCCATCAATGGTTCGAAGTTCTTCTTACCTACTAACGCTTCTAATTGTGTAAGCGTCTTTAGCTTTCTTTCATAGAGTAGTTCTTCATCATAGCCTTCGCCGATCAATCTATCGACTACCATGTCTGGATTTGTGAAGGTTCTATTTGATCTACCCGCTACGACTTTAAAGCCGTTGTATTGCTCGCCTTTTAAGGCTTGCTCTAATGCGTACTCCTGGACTTGCTTTGCCCAGCTGATGATTCCGTCTAGCTTTGGTAGCAGTGCTTCGATCTGTTCTTTGGATAGCAGATCGGCTGATGGGTAGTTACCCGCTGCTGCTTCGATTGCTGGCTCCTGACGGTTCACTTCGTTTTTGTCATCTTTTGCCATTTATAGGGCCTCCTATTATAATATCTTGAATAATTTCTAGCATGTCACATGCTCTTTTTTTACATGTTGCACGCACTCTGCAGAACTTGCAATGATCCCCCGACACGAACGCTCCTTTGTCATTATACGCGAGTTTCGCTTTCGGTTTTACTTCTTTTTCTGCCCATTTTAGCAGTTCCTTAGTTGTTATAATCTCTGTTGTATAAGCGTTTAGTCTAGGTTGGTCGATGTGCATTTCTATTTCTTCAATGTCGAATATGTATCCAAATTCTTGGATTGCGCCTAGGGCGTATATTCTGATCTGTGGGTTGTCTTCTGCTGACACCGGCACACCTTTACCATATTTCATATCTCTGATGATGAGTCTGTTTCCGGCTATGACCATGAAGTCGCAAGTTCCAAATCCTTCAGGTACCCAATCGGTGTATTCCACCCTGACTTCCACTAGCGCGATCGCGTTTGGGTGTTCTAGCTTAGCTGTTTCGTATGAGTCTACACAACCTTCCACATATAACCCGACATAATCGATCATGTCTTTTGGTGGGTTGATATCGTTCATCTCTACCTCAGCTTCGCATCCGTCAAGTTCGCCGATGGCGTTTCTTAGCAGTACTTCAGCTACTGCGTGTGCCTGGGTGCCTTCTATCGCGAACGGGCTTTCGCGTTCTTCTTCCTCTTCTTCGAGGGCGACTGATCTAGGACATGCCATCCATCTTTTTGCGCCACTCGCTGAGAGCTTGGCATGTTCTCTGTCTTCCATAATTACAGCGCCTTTACTGCTGCTATTACTTTCGCGTACTTGCTTGGGTCTAGGTCTGATACCACGCCTGCGCCATTTTGCTTTAGGATCTTCTTTAGATCTGCAGATGGTTTACCTGATCGTTTAGCGTCTGCCATTACAGTTCTTACATCGTCTACTGTGTATTCTGTTTCTTCTGCTTCGTCATCTTTTTCGATGTCGTCCACTGTAGTTTCTTCGCCGATGCCTTCGTCTTTGGTTTCTTCTTTTTCTACTGCTTTTTTGGATCCTTTTTTACCTTTTGGTGCTTCTGCTTTTGGAGCTTCTTTTTCTTCTGCAGGTTTTTCTACTTTTGGCGCTGGTATGCTTGCTACCGATTTCGTAGCTAGTATTGCACTTGTTAGATCCCCTAGCAGTTTTGTTGTTCTTTCATCTAAACCGATTATGACTTTGATTTCCATTTTCTTTCCTCCTTTGGATTTTTAGTTTACTTCCGGTTCCCAGCCATGGCCATCTGTATTGACTAGCCACTGACCTGTTTCATCATCGTATCTTCGATGATCTGCTTCTGGCGGTTCTTTTTCTATAAGCACTGCTGTATGTCTTCTTGCTCCTAGTCTGTTGTACATTGATATGAGCTGCGCGGTGTTTAGTGATTCGAACCATTCTTTTGTGTAGGGATAAAGTTTAACTAGTCGGTTGATTAGTGTTTCTCGTTCTGGATCCACTATCATCTGCTTCACCTTCTTTCAGTTCAGGGAACAGCACGTTGTCGATCAAAAAGTCTATGAACGCATCTAGGTTTGCACTTTCCATTTTTACCCTCCTTTGTTATCAAATTTGCGAACACACTACGTAAAAAAATTAGCTGCTAAACAAATCGCCAGGCTGAACTTTGTAGTGTTCTGCAATTACCAGGATGTCATTTAACGTGAACTGTTTCTTTGCTGTCATCTTTCGATTCACAGTTCCTCTGGTTTGTCCTAACACTACAGCTAGGTCTTCTTGGTTTTCATTGTTTAGAGCCATTAAGCTTTTGATCTTTAAAATGTCAATTTTGCCTTTGTTTGCTAGCACTATCTCGCACCCTCCTTTCCCGTTTAGCTAAGGCACATTTTTAGCAGCTAATCTTGTGCGCATATTTGCTAACTGTAAGGCTATTATACACTGTGATTTTTGGAATTGCAACCCATGTATGCATTTTTGCGCACTTTTTTTAAAGTGAAGTGATACTTTATGTTGCTTTTTCGTGCGTAAAGTGATATACTTAAGACGTTTAGGAGGTATTTTTATGAACAGACTTAAGGATCTAAGAGTTACAAATAAAATGACGGTCCGCGAATTAGCTGAAAAGAGCGGCGTTGTATTCTCTACAATATCAGCATTAGAGACAGGTAAGCGGAGGATGACTTTAAATCATGCGAAGGCGTTATCGAAGGTGTTTGGTGTTTCTGTTGATTACATGATGGGTACCGACGCGATCTACTATGCCGGCTCATTCGAAGATGCATTGAATAATCTTCTTCTGGATATGGTGGACGATATTACAGCTGCATCTGTACAAAATAATTTAAGCACTAGAACACGTCTTATATACGTGATAATTGAGCGGCTGGTTGAGTCGGATTTATCTGATTCTGATTTGGAAGCCGTTTTACTTTATGTGGATGGTTTAATTGATAAGAAGGGGGATAAATAATGAGGGTTGTTGGTTACTGTCGTTTCTCATCAGAAAACCAGCGCGACGGATATTCTATCGAAGCACAAAAACGTGCAATCGAGGAGCACTGCGAAAGGGAAGCATATACGCTAGTCGACTGGTTTGTTGACGAAGCGCGTTCCGGTACGAATGATGATCGGGAAGCTTTTCAGTCTATGATCGCTGATTCAGCTTCTAAACGTTTTCAGGCAGTTGTTGTACATAAACTGGACCGCTTTGCTCGTGATCGTTACGACTCTGCAGTATATAAGAAAAAGCTCAAGGACAACGGGGTTCGAGTGATTTCCGTTCTTGAGCCTTTGGATGATAGTCCTGAGTCTATTATGATGGAGTCAGTGCTTGAGGGCATGGCCGAATACTATTCTAGGAACTTATCAAGAGAAGTATTAAAAGGCAAGCGCGTTGCTGCATCTAATGCCCAACACCAGGGCGGCATGCCTCCGTATGGGGTCTTTGTTAAGGACGACATGACTTATGGGGTTGTACCTGGGGAGGCTGCTGTGATTCGTGAAATGTTTGATCTGGCCGAGGCTGGTCATACTTTTGCTGAGATATCACGCCAGCTGAAGGATAAAGGGATCAAAAATCGCGCCGGCAATTATTTAGGCAAAGGCTTTGTTGCTCGCGCTCTGCAGAACCCACTCTACATGGGCCAATTCGTCTTTGGTAAGAACTCGACGAAGGGCACCTGGGTTGTTGTTGATGACGCCCTGGAAGCAATCGTCACGAAGGATCAGTTCGATCGTGTCAATCAGGTTATTGAAAAAAGAGTGAAACCTTTTAAAGAAGCACAGCAACGTGCTATCGCTAGAAATAAGGGCGATGATTATATTCTGACAGGTATTGCTTTTTGCGGCGTGTGTGGATCTCATCTTCATGGATTCCGCTCTCATAAAAAGTACAAGAATGCCGGCGGCCAAGTGCGTGAGTACTCTAACAAATTCTACAGATGTGCACATAAGGTTTCCAGGGAGCGTGTGCTCACTGATACGATCACTCCAAGCTGCTCTTTTAAGAATATCAAAAAGGAAGACCTGGAGGACTTTGTGCTTCGCGCGACTGAGTCTGTTATTTTTTCTGACAAGAGTATGGAGCTCATCGTCGATAAAGTTCGGGCTAGATTAAAAGAACGCCTGGACGCTAATTCCGACCAAGCAGCTCTAGTCAAAGAAATCGATAAAATAAAACGCCAGCAACAGCGTTTACTTGATCTGTACCTGGATGGTTCAATGGAGATCCCAACGTACAATTCTCGTAAAGCCGAGCTAGCGTCTAATCTAGATTTTTATTTGGATAAACTTGCCCGCACTCAAGTAGCTAAACCTGACATGATCACACTCGATCTGGTCAAGTCTAGAATTGCGGCATTCCTCAAGAGCGCTAAAGCGGACAGCCTGGAATACCAGAAGCTTCTACTTACAACCTTTGTTGACAGCGTTGTTGCTGACAATGAGAACGTTGTTATATACTTTAAGTTCCCTCTACCTACGATTGATCAGGACACTCAATCTTTCGTGCGTAAGAGAACGACACTCTCGACGTATGAACCCTTACGCACGAATTTACTTATTCGAGCTGAGTTCCCGGCCGAGGCGATCTGGATGACTGAATTCTATAAACCTATTATAACTGTTCAGATGTAAATAATACAAGCGTAGCCCGCAAATTTCCCCGCTGGCTGCGTTTTTTCTTTTTCGTGCGTAAGTTTACCCTCTAAGCAAATAAAAAAGCCCACAGGGCTTATTTTGGTTTATTATTCGTCTTTTGTTAGCTTTTCTCTTCGTTTAGATAAGGCTTCATATTCTACGTCAAGCTTTTTACAGACCTCGTAGAGTCGATCCCATTCTACGTGACTCTCGATCCACTTGGCGTGATCTGTTCCTGAGTAGGGTTTATGTAAATTTAGTTTAGCAGCGGCTTCTTGTTGCTTATTTAGGTTTTGCCCTATTTGGGCATCGATGATCAGTAAATCAATGTTTGTGTCGCCTCTGTATTTAAGATAGTTATGTAGGAGACTATTATAATATCTTTTGGAACGTTCTTTAGCTTTTGGTTCAGCTCATCTAGTGATATGTATTCCATCAAGCTATCCTCCCTATGCTTATCACGCCTTTATAATGTTTCACAACCTGCCAGGATCCTTCTGTTTCGTATCTTAGGTGTTTTAGTACCTGCAGGTGTTCCTCTATCGTTAGGACGCCCTTAAACTTAATTTTCATCTTTAGCTACCTCGATTCCTAGTACTTCAGGCATTGCGCGTTTGCCTCTTCCGTATTCATCTGCGTGCTTTACTGCATCCAGGACGACGCCTGCATTGTTTATGATCTTATCTGCGATTGTTGATATCGCTCTGGATCGTTTGATTTCTTTTTCTAGTTCTTCGTCTGTTAGCTCTTCATCGTTTAGTCGTTCTAGCTGCTCGAACAGATGGTTGTTTAGATCTGAGAGTTTGTTCTTCATTTTGATTTGCCTCTTTTCCTTTTTATCTTATATGTTTTGTCTAGTATTTTCGCGATCAGTATTCCTGATTCGGTCAGCTCTGGATTCTTTTTGATGAGTCCTTTACGGTTCATGATGAGCAGCTGCGCTTTTGAAACTATCGACAGGTTCTCTAAGGTTATGTTTAGTGGGTCGCCATCCAGGAACACGATCACATGCCCTTCAGGGATCGGTCCGTATGTTTCTTCCCATATGATCCTCTGTACCGGCTTCCATCCAAATCTGGAGGGTTTTGTTTCAGCTACCTTTTCCCATAGGTACCCATCTTCTCTAAATTCTCTATGCCCTATCGGTCTAGCGTTGTGTGGCATATGCCCTTTTTTGAACGAGGTTTTGTTTGGCTTGCTTACACCTTTGGTGCCTTTATTCTTTGGCACCTGTCCTTTTTTAAACTTTGTATCTAGGTTGCTTACGAGCCCATGGTTGGCTTTGTAGTTTTTTATCTGAGCTGCAGTGATCGTGAGTCCGTATGCTTCATTTAGCATTTTAGCTAGATCTGCGGCTTTTGTTCCTTCTATGTTAGCTTCTATAAAGTCACGCTGCTCTTCTGTGAATAATCTACATCGTCTTCTCATAGTACTCGTAGTCCTCTCTTTTTATAGCATGACTAGGTTCGCCTTCAGGATCTCTGTACTTGATATGGATGTGCGCTCCTGGGTCGTATGGCGGTAGCAGATTCGTGTCACAGAAGTACAGCTTCTTTTCTTCGTCCAGGTACAGCGTTCTTCCCCATCCGTCTTCGCCCACATGCTTCAGTTTATATTTTGGCATTTTATAACTTACCCCTCTCTGAGTTGGTAGACTCTACCTATTCTTTCCTGTTGGTCTTCTTTGGTTTCACCGGTTGCTGATTTTCCACATTTTGGGCATATTGCATTCGGGATGACATTCGCATTGAAGTTATAATCTTGGTATCCCCAGGCGTCTATTTTATGGCCGCATTGTTCACATTGCCACTTTGCTTTATAGTCATTTCTACTTGAGTATAATACGTCTACTATTTTCATCTTCGTTCCTCCTTCTTATATTCGTTTCTAACGGTTACTTTTCCTATACTCTTTGCTACCAGGCGCACTGTGTAGTTTGAGTGCTGCCCATGGTGTGTCGTGATCTGCTCTGACTTTGCTTCTTTTTCTCTTAGCTCTACCAGATCTGCTACTTCTCTTAGTTCATCTGGTGTGAAACCACCGATCAGCGTTATTCTCATTCGGTTGCCTCCTACTTTACTCTTTTCTATAAAGCATGAATAGCAGGTCTGTGGTGTGATTCACTTTAATTACTGCGGTGGATCTATTTTCACATACAACTATCTCATTCACATCGATTTCGAATTTTTTGAGCGTGACTAGTTTCTTTAGATCCTCTATGGTTTTGCTTCTAATGTATTTATCAGTGTCATCCACCTGGTACATTACTTCGCCATCTACAATCTCTGGTGTCAACTTTCGTTTCTCTCTCGGCACCTCTATAATTTTATGTAGATTTGGGTATTTAACGTTTTGGTCCAGCAGCGTGTAGTCTAGTAAATTCACGTTTGCATCTGGTACATCTGTGTAGTCTTTCATAATGACGATTATGTAGCTGTCTGTGAAGTATGCCGTTCCGTTTTCAATGTGTAGGTGTTTTAGGGCGTATCGCGTGTCGCTTATTTTTTTAGCCATGTTTCTTAATGTGTTAAAGTTGATCGTGTTATTCTTCATTGTATATATTCCTCCGCGAGCTATCTCTTCAGTGGCAGTAGCTCATCTCTACCAGACTAGGTTCGGCTTCGCTTTGGCCTCTTTTAAGGTTACACTGCAGTACAACCCCTAGTTTCGATTATTTTTTCATAATTCCTTCAGTGTGGATGATGATTGTTGATCTACCTTCGTGGAACCCTGCTGCTAGTTCTAGGACCGGTAGATCACCGAATGGGATCTTCCCTCTTACTCTGTATGCTGGTATGCTTCTGTAGACTGGTCTTCCGTCTTCGTATAGCTCTACTGTGGTGTCTTTAGCTTTGTATATTACGTTTTTTACTTTCATTGTTTTCCTCCTTAGCCTATCTCATCAGTACCAGGTGGCTATCTCTGGTAGACCAGGACTGGGGGGGAGTGCCCTGGTTTCGATTTATCTTTTGAGCTGGTCTTCAGATTTGCTCTTACATTTCTAGTAGCTCTGCGCCTAGGTCGATCCATTCTTGTGCTCTTTCTTTTGTGATGATCACACCGCCTGCGTATCCGTTTGAGTTGTCGTGTGATAGTTCGTATTTTTCTATGTCGCTGTAGTATGTTATGTAGTATCCTTTGTTGATCTTCTCTTTCATCTTTTCTGGTTCTAGTTTTCTCATTGTTTTTCCTCCTGGTTGTTAGCATTTTTGCTAACTTGTAAGTCTATTATATTACATTGTCGCATAAAGTCAAGCATTTTGTGCGCTTTTATGCTAACAAAAGATAATAAAAAATAACCAGCGTTTTAAACTGGTTATTCAGTGGGTTTATAATAGATCTCTAAACTTCAAGAGGGCTGCGACGATTTCGTCGACTGCTTCAATCAATGCTTCGTTTGACACTTCTTCAGTTTTTGGATCTGGTGTTGCTTCTGGTTCCTTTTCAGGTTCTTTGACTGGATCTGCTACAACCAGGACGCTCTCTGGCGCATTGACAACCTCTACGGTGGATAACTCTTCAGCTGGTTTGCCCTCTGGTGCCTCTGACGTTTGGGTTTCTTCAGCTTCTGGTTCTTTTCCTGGTAGACTAGCCACTGGAACAGCTTCTTCCTGAAACGTGGACTCTTTCACAACCTCTGCAGCTTCTTCTAGATCTCCGAATACCACTTCGGCATTCGTGTTGATGATCTGATCGATTTGTGATCTGGTTAGACCTAGTCGTGTTGCTGCTTCGTCATGTTTAATCGATCTTAGGTTGTCTATAGACTCATCCCAGATGTAGAACAGTTTACCCCTGGATAGACCTACTTCGAGCTTACCTTCTTTTTTAGCTTCTTCATGTAGCTGCTTTAGCTCTGAAGCATTACTGATTAGCTTGTAATAGTACTTAGCCATTTTTTGGTACCTCCAGCTTTTTCTTCTCGCCTTCGATTTTCGCTTCTATCGCATTTTTCTGAGTGATGTATGTGTTATATTGTGTTTGCTGCTCTTGCGTTAACGTACCCCCTAATTCGGCCACGTCTTTTGCGATCTCGATGACGTCTGCATACTTCTTCGCCAAGTCATCAAGTTTCTTATACCATGCTTTGATGCTTGCTTCGATAAGTTTACGCTCTTTTGCAGGCAATAGCTGTTTGATTAGTTCGCCTGCGATTTTACCTTTAGCGAGGATACCTGGTGCTGACACGAACCCTAGTGTGATCAGATAGGCTACAATGTTTTCACCAACCTGCGCTAGTTGTGGTACGAATGCTGACAAGATACCTACTATTAAAAGTACAAATGTCATGACGAGGGATACCCATTGGACCCACCCTCTACTTCTTAAAAACTCTTTCATCTTCTTTCCTCCTTTATATAAGATGGTTTGTGTTTTGATTTTAATCACATCAATGGTTCTGAGTACGATTTCGCCTTTGTGCTCTGGATCGTATACGAACCTTACTAAATTGTTTGTTTTTTCTAACCTGGTTACCTTATCGAGGCCCTGGCGTTTTCTCTTCGCTAGTACTTGCCAGATACCTAGCAGTAGCAGCAGTATGGATAGCAGATAAAATATTTTCTGCAGATCCTCTAATTCTAATTCATCCAGGATAAATGACAACAGGTGCATCACATATCCTCCGATAACTAGCCAGAAGTCTTTCAGTGTTTTCACATTATGTGTACCTTCCTTCTAGCAGTTTGATTTTCGATTCGATCCATTCGATTGTGTTACCTACCGGGTCAAGCCCTAGTATAAACTGAGCTAAAATAAAGGCTCCAATCGCTAGGATGAATAGGCTCATCACAGCCGCCCAATAATTTCTAGGCTCAAATATGAATGCTCCTATTTTTTGGACGGTTACCAGGAACCATTCAAAGAACCGATAAATCAAATAAATGAATGTTAAGCATAAAACTATGTAATACAAAATGCGCAGTGCCTTTGGTAGTCTACCCCCTATTCTGTAGACTAGCCTTTTAGCTGCTGGTGGTACTGGGTTGGTTGCTACTTGATCCATCCTATGTTTCCTCCCTCATGTAGATTCCGTATATATCTGCTATCGCACCTGCTCTGGCTACAGCTCCTGCTGCATTGTACACATCGAATGTAATACTTCCTGCGGCTTGTTCTAGGATAGCGTATGATTCTGGTGAGTCTAACAGTTTTTCTTTAATAACTATGTTTGCAATATCGGTGCGGATTTTCAGGTATATAGGTACCGTTCTTCCACTGATACTTTCGTGCACCTGGATGTGTAAGAACTCATAGTTGATGAGGGTATCCAGGTTTATTGATCCACCTTCAGCTAGGGTCACTAGCTTTTTAAATTTCGCAGCTTGTTCTTTGAGTTCGAATATGTAATCATCCCTCTGAGCTGCATCTGAAGTACCAGCCTCTTTTTGTTCGTGGATCACGACGCTTGCATTGGTCTTCCATTTTTCTTTTAATGTACCATTATAGACGAATGGCGTGATGATCATTTCCCCTCTTATCATCGTCGGATACAACAAGTCTAACGTTACTACAGGATCTGTTCCTAACTCGTATCTTAGGGAGGTGCCATCACTCATGACTAGGTCTACCCATTTCGGTTCTGCAGAGTAATCTGTTACTGCGTAGTCGATCTCTAGTTGAGTTGCTGCATTTTCATTTTCGATGGATAGATCGCTTGTTGTTACTGCTGCATATCCGGTGCTATAACATTTTACTGATATCTTTTTCATCCTTTGATTACCTCCGTTAGGAATGTTTTCTTAAATCCTAGTTTTACTTTGTAGCTATCTTGCGTCCACTCAATCTCTGATACGGGCAGTAACTTTTCTGTCTGGTTAGCGTCGTATACAGTTACCATTTCATAGAGGACTAGTTCTCTGATATCTATTGGTATCTGGGTTGTTTCGCTTAGAATGATATATTCCACATATCTTGAATTCACTAATTCGAAGACGCCCTGGAACTGTGCTTGACTCAGATACTCACCTTCGTAGTATTTTGTAACCACAGGTATGATCTGCTTAGCTGCAGGGATTGTGTTATAGTACACCTGGTTGTCATTCCCTAGCCAATACTCTAGTGTTACGAATGTTGTTGGTAGGGGGTTGTAGTGATCTACAGGTTGCATATAAAATGTTCTTAGCAAAGTGCTGGATCCAACAGCTCCCTCGTAAAGCCTTACCCTGATCACGTAGTCTAATTCTAAATCTGCGAACGAGTCTTCAAAGTTTACCGGACCCCATGTTTCAGGTCCTATTACGTTACTCATATCCCTATTTTGCTGTAGACTGGTCGGGGTTGCATTCCATACTTCTTCAGATGAGTAGACCCATACGGTAATACCTCTTTTGTTATCTGCAGGTTTTATTCTAGCTACCACATGATTGGTTTTTGTTTCACTCGTTGTCTTATCGAACACGAAGTCTGGAAGTCTAATCTTTGCTGTTTCATCTACCTTCTTTAGCTCTATAAATAGCTTATTTAAATCGTATCTAACTTCGAGCATGTATCCGTAGTATGCTAGATAGGGTTTTAGGTATTTCCACGCATTTACGATCAGATATGTTCCCGAAGGGTTCGCTATAAAATGCGTATCTGGCATTGATCCTATGGTTGGCGTTATTGCCTGGATCGTGTAAAACCCCGTTAGTGTTGCTTCTACCTGGGTGCGCACTTTGTAGTACACTTCATGTAGGTTGAATGTGTTTTCTGGTTGTGTCACGTAGTCTGTTTGTGAGTAGTCCAGGAGCACTTCTGTGTCGAATATTCTTCTTAGATCGTCGCCCTTAAACTTAACATATCCGTCTTCGTCCTGGGTGACGTTTTTCATAAATCCTGAGTAGTGGTATTTACCGGCGGGCCCTTTGAACACGAAGGTTTGTCCTTCTGTGATGTCTTCTTCGCAGTAGCCTTCAAATTGACTAGTGTCAAAGTCGAAGACCCTCCGGGTTATATTCCACTTTTTGATCTGTATATTTGCTAGGTGATTCTGGTCACGATCATATACTTCAGCGTACATTAGTCCATCACCCATTTCTTATACTTGAAAGTGAATGTTGCACCAAATGGGTACTGTACATATGAAGTGTCTGGATCTAAAACTATAAATGAGTTGTATTCTATACCGAAGTATAAATATGAGTATAGATTTCTGCCTAGGTTGTCGTAGATCTTATTGTTCTCACTGTCTATGTAGACCGTTGTTGGTTTTGTTGTTAATGCTGTAGTGTCAAATCTAATGTAAAAGTCAATCTCGCCTGTGACATTGTTTTCTAGTTCTATGTAGAAGTCATCCCCTAATATGTTTGTAATCTCGAGGTTTACTGGTATCGGTAGTTCAGTGTCGTTTGCTAGTTGACCTTCTAGACCATGCTCCATGATCTCATAAAATGGTGTTAACCTCTTAAACTCGACCCTGCTCTTTAGCGTCTGGGTTGATTCTAGTTCGGTCTTTGGTATTTGTGCTAGTCTGACGTCAGTGTATCTAGTTCCTTTTCCCCAATCGTAGGCGATGACTGCCTGGTTCTTCTTTAGGAAGTTTACCAGCAAATTAAAGCCTTCATACGCGTTGTAGTTTACGCCAAATATTAAACTTAGGTTTATGTTCTCAAAATCTAGTTCATGGCCATATACTTTTTTGTTGATTTCTAGGAATGCATATCTATTACCAAAGCCTGTAGGATCTGTAGGTACGTAGATTTCAGGGTATATGACAATGTTTTTAACTAAGAGATAGTGAGCTAACATCGTGTCAAGGAGCTCTTTTGTAATTAATTCATCGAAGTGTTCAAAGGAAATCAATTCCCAATTCCTAATATGTAATTCATCGTTGCTTTGTAAATCATAGACATTCTCTGTTTCAGAATATACTCTTAATGTTCTCGTTTGTGTATTGAACAGCCAATGGTATATATCACTAAAAGAATGGTATTCATTTTGTGTAGGTATTGTTAAACTTCCAAAACTTCTAAACCCCTCTTCTAAAGGCGAGGCATAATAACTAGAGACATATGGCGAAGAATTAAAATTATTTTTAATTTCAATATATCTATAATATTTTGTATCATATACATAGTCTATATTGTTACTCGCAGCTGTCATATAATAATTTGTATTATTTCCAACAGTTAATTCTGGGAAAGTTGTAATAAGATTTCTTTCTTCAAACACATCAGCATAAGTCAACACTTTCTTTGTGATGTTCTTGCGTTCTTGGTAAAGCGAGTAGTAGTAGTCCATGTCAGTTATGGGTGAGATACCGAAATCATTGAGATTGACTATAAAAGGTTTTTTAAGTTCAGCAACAATTCCACTAACTGAAGTTGCTAAAGTGGCCGCTGCTCTAAACTCTTCAGCGTCGTGGTCCAATTGTTGTGCTGTAAAACTAAAGTCGTACCATTCGTTTAATGTTGGAAAATCTTTTACGACATGTGTATTGCCTATTTTTTGAACGTTTAATTGATTTATACCTGATGTCAAAGCCCTCATAGAACCATTGACATAATAATAGTCGCCAATAGTTAGTCCACCATAATTATTTCGTGCAAGAGAATATACACTTATTCCTGTTGACTCCCATTTTAAAAATTCTTCCGTATTCTCTATTATTGTCGAGGAATAAATACCCCACGTTCCCTCTATCAGTTTTCCATCTTCAAACACTTCTCTAAGTGTATGACCATTTAGTTCAGCAATCGGATCATCAATAGTCTTATTTATATATGCAACATCATATTTTGATGGGCCGCTTGGCGCGTAGGCTAAGGTCGGTTTCTGAGTTCCATAGCTTAGATATAAGTACGCCTCATACCAAAACTTGACCAGGTTTAGCTCTACTGATTCAGCTGTTGCTATGGTTTGTAAGTTAGCTTCTGTTGCTGCATTCCCATAAGCGTCGAATAGGTCTTTATAGTTCTTGCCATTGACGAGTACTTTATAGAGCCCTACTTTTTCGTATTTATTGTTTAAAACTTCAATTTTTCTCATGTTATAACGCCTCCGCTAACTTAAGGTTTACTTGTCTTGCTATATCGTCTACGTCTAGTTCATCTGCATAGTTTTGAACCGTTACGTTGATTTCGATATCTCTTTGTGAGTAGTCGTTGTTTGTCACGACGCTTGGTGCCACTGTGCTAGGGCTCGTAGCTATAGTGTCTTCTACCGACGGCATTTGATATACGGGTTCTGTAGATGTTGTTTGCCCGGGTACTTCTACCCCTGACATATCAGTGTTGACTTCTGGTACTTCGATTCTGCCGAAGTTCACGTTCATACTTACTTTGTCTAGCTCGCCGATCGTGAAGCCTATGATGTCGCCTAGCTTATTGATCTCTCGTATAATTTTATTTACAAAATCGATCACAGAGTTCACTGTCTTTTCGATGAACTTGACGATCCCTTCGATTGCTACTGGTATGCCATTAAATATACCCGCGAGGATGTCGCCTAGCTTAGTTATAATTGGTACCAGGAATGACACGATGACCGACACCACTTTAGTGATTGTGCCTATAATTCTTTCTAGAATTGGTGTTATTAATTCCAGATACGGTATAAACAATGACGCGATCAAATTAATCAACGGTATCAGTGCTGTTGTAAAAGCGTTTATGATTGGTATCAGCGCGCCTGCAAGTATATTGACTAATGGCATGAGTGTTTTTAGGAAGGATCCTAATAAGTTCCCCAGGGCCTTCAAAATTGGCGCGAGAGCCGTTCCGATGGAGGACACCAGGTTATCTATCGATTTCTTGAACTCTTCGTTTGTGCTGTAAAGCATTGCGACTAGCGCTATGACTATACCTATGATCGCAATGATCGGATGAGCTGCCAGGAATGACAGTGCGTTGCTTAGACCACCTACCATGCGTATCATACCGCCTATACCGCTTGTTAGCTTGCCTATAATCAGCAGAGCCGGAGCTAGTGCCGCGACAAATGCTAGTGTGCCTACAAGTGTGTTTTTCTGTGCGTCTGATAGTCCTTTGAACCAGTCCGCTAGTCTTTGTACCGCTGGTATGATCTTCGTGTTTAGGACGTCAGATAGTGATTGCATGACCGGGAGTAGTGCTACCCCGATCTGATCTCTTATGACTTTAAATGAATAGCTGATCTTATTCATCACGTTATCGAAGTCTGCCAGGCTGGATATTTGTTCATTGGTTAGTGTATCGAAGTTCTCATACTCTGCAGCTAGCGCTGCTAGTCCTTCGCCTCCGGCTTTTAACATTGGGATTAATTTAGCACCCATGCGTTCGCCGAATATTTCGTTTGCGTATGCTGCCTGGAGTATCGGGTCTTCCATGCCTGCTAGTCTACTAACTAGTTCATCGAAGTTTGCGCCCATACCTTTTGACGCTTCCTCTGAAGAGAAGCCTAGATCCATTAAAGCCTGGGCCATTACATCTATATCACCTTTTGCGAGTGACCCGAACGCTCCCTGGGCTTTGACTAGTCCTGCTTGCAGCTCTTCGTTTGTTACGTCGGTCTGCATTGCAATGTATTGCCATCTTTGAAGTTCTTCAGCTGACAAGTTTACCCGGTCTGCGAATGTCTTCAGAGTATCTGCAGATGTTATTGTAGACTTACCGATTGCCGCAAGTGCTGCAACAGCTCCGCCCGCAGCTGCGCTGAGTGGAGTTAACGCTTGGCCAGCTTTTGTGATTCCACCGCCGACCTTTTCGAACTGTTTGGCGAGCGCATCGATCTTTAGGTCTTTTATTTCTTGTAGCTTTTGCTTTAATAGCACCGCTTGGTTTTCTGTTTTAATGAGTTCAGCTTTTAGTTGTTGAAATCCTTCTGAATTAACATCTTTCCCATTTTCCTCCAGATATTTCATCTGATCTCTTAAAGCCTTGGCTTTCATCTCTGTGCCCTGGATAGCTTCTTGCGCTAATTTCTGGGCTTGCGCAAATCTTCCAGCGTCGAACTCTAATTCCAGACCCTTCTGCAGTTCTTTTACTTCTCTGTTTGTACCTCGAATAGAGCGATCTACAGCTTTCATCTCTTTATTGAATTGTTTAGTGTCGGCTCCGACTGTGATCGTTAGCCCTTTAAATGCTGTAGCCATTATTTCCCTCCTCTAAAGAATGCAGCTGCCTGCTCTGGATTTAATTCTTGAACCTCAACCCCACGCTTAGACAACCTGTCTTGTTCTTTTTGTCTTAAGTAGTCTTTGATCGTATCAATGTCTTGATCTACTACCATGTAGAGCAGGTCTGTGTAGTTTAAGCGTTCCATAAGGCTGTATGGTATTTTGTACGAATTACACTTCTTAATGAGTGTTAAGATAAAGGGCGCGCTCGCTGCTTGGGGTTTCGCTGATTGAGCAATGCGCTTATTCAGGTCGGACAGCAGCTGAACGCGCTCCATTAGTTTTTTGATGCTGATTTACTTACTTCTTCTAATACGATTCGGATTTTCTCTAGGATCTCATCTGCTACTTCTAGCTCGAATAAACCTAAGAAATCTCTAAACGTTGGGAGCTTATTTGAGTTGATGTAGCAGTATAATAATTTAAGTAAACTTAGGAGTTCTACTTTGCTTGGTTTATTGCTTGCTAACATCTTCTGTACGCGCTCTGTATAGGTTCTTAGGTCAATACCTCCTAGGGCTGCACCGAAGTTCTGTTCTTCCCATTTTAGGTGTGCTTTAAAGGATGTGTCGATTTCTACTTCTAGTGTTCCTTTGTCTACAATGAGCTTTTGAGTTTCCTCATTAAACTCTTTTTTAGTTACGATCGGTAGTTTAATAATCATGTGCTACCGTCCTATACTAATGACGATGGTTCTGGAACTGTGTCGTCGAATGTATCATATCCTGTATCGCCTGGGAAGCTTGTTACTCTAAATACCTTCACTGTGTTACCGTTAGCGTCTTTATAATCTGCGGTTCCTAGATTATTTTTAAGGTTGACGCCTAGCACTGTTAGTGGGTATTCATAAGGATTGATTGTTGGATCATCTTGCGTTTGCTCATATGTTTCAGAAGCTTTACCTGTAGTCACACCGAATAACCAATGTTTAACTGTCTTAGGTACGCCGTCTTCAATTGCATCGGTTTCAAAGTATAGCGCATGCGCTACAGATCCTCTTTGTTGGACGTCTGCTAGTCCTGCGTCTACTTCTAACGCACGTTTCATGTCTAGTTCGTAGTCTTTTTCAATGTTGATTACTGACAATGTGCCTGTCTTGCCTTTGTCATCACCAAGCACAGCTAGGATCTGCCCGTCACCATGCAGTTTGATTTCATTGTAATCGGCTTCTAGGCTAATACTGTTAGCATATGCTAGGTCTTTGATTACTCCGTATACGCCTTCTACCGGAACAGAGTATCTTACGTTTTTCACGTTAAATTTAAACATTTTCTTTTTTGACATGTTCTATTTTCCTCCTTTTAAGGTTTGAACAAATGTATTAAATACTGTTTCTTTATTTGCTTCGAATGTTCTGGCCACAAATGGTTTAGCATATGGGCCATACTCTAATAAATTAATAAGCGGAATGTCACCGTTCTTTGATGGAACGGATTTTGAGTTACCGATGTATCTTACCCCTGTGTATTTGGTCTTTAGACCCCATTGGTTTCTAAAGTGCGGCGAGTCATCGCCCATAGGACTAGCAGCTGCTAAACTGCGAACCATAATTCTACTAGCTTTGGTTAGCGCCTTTTCGATATCCTCTTTTAGTTCCTGATCATATTCTTTTAAAATCTCAGCGAACTGCTCTTCTAAGCTAGATGCCATATGTGTATCTTCCTGAGATTAAAATTGAATAATATGATGTACCAGGATCAAAAGTCGGACCAAATTGTTCGAAGCCTAGTCTGTTTGTCATTAGGACTTCTCTGTACGGTTGTGCTATGGTTCTTGCTTCAGCTGCTGTTCTCGAGTGGATTCTTATGTTGTATGAGCTTCTGCGGATTAAACTTAAGCCATCACCGCTGTTTAGGTTGTCATCGTACACATCTTCTTCTATGACGACGTATGTCTGAGGTATGTTACTTTCCTGTTCATTCATAACGTCTTTATAAATTGGAGCTGCTTCTTTTAGGTGTTTAACGAGATCCCACAACATTGAGTATCGCCTCCTTTAAAACCTTATCTTTGACTTGGCTCATATTAAGTCTTATGTTCACTGGGTCATCTGCCTTCCCGGTGTTATAAATCTCATAGAGCTTGTTTTGGATCACTGCATACTTTTGGTTTCCGTACATTCTTGATCTGATATTCACTGAGTAGTCGAGTTGTACGTTTGCTGCAGCTGCGCTCCAGAATGTGGACATGCCAACGCTTGTTTTCTCGCCCTGGATCTTACGGTAATTCGTTACGCTTACTGTTCTATCGCCTGTGGTTTCATCCTGGATGGATTCTACATCAATTAAAGTGATTGTGCAGTTGGCTCTCATGCTGTAGTTTCCTCTGGGATTGTTTGTTCTCTTAATTTGTCAACGTTTGATAGGTACATTGGCGATATAACGTACTTACCTGCTGACATGTTTAAGTTGTCGTTCGTAAAAATGATTAGAGCGGAAAGCACTATTCGGCTCTCTATCATTACGTCTTCTGGTACACCTGATCGAAGCATATCTTCCGCACCTGCTTTTACGATTGTTTCTATAAATGTCTTTGCTTGTGGCTCGGATATATCGTATCCTACCGCATATGCGATGATTGGTATGTATTCGAATAGTTTAGTGTCTAGCGTTTGCGAAATTTTCATGCTTCCCACTCCTTATCATAAATTAATTAAATGTTTGATTTGTTATCTTAAGCAGCTGGTTTCTTAACTCTTAAGAATGCGTTAAAGCTTGTTACGTTTCCACCGAAGAAACCTGAAGCTCTGTATGCGATTTGACCTGTTGAGAACTTGAAGTCTGTTGACTTAGCCATTTCAATTGGTGCAAATGATACTAGATCATAGTGCCCTAAAGTACCGTATAGCATTGTATACGCACTTAATCCCGCAGATGCATGTGGCGTGATATGGCTTGAGATGATGTATGGTACACCATCGATTGTTTGGTTGACGAAGTCTACTTTGTAGACAGGTTTCTTGTCAGAGCCGCGCACTTTTAAGAACTCTTTAAGGTCTAATTTGTTAAGAATTAATACACCACGATAAATGTCTTCATCCCCACCAAAACCGATGATGATGTTACTTAATGTGTGCTCGTCGATTGTACCTATTTCTAGGTCTTTCGCTGTTTCAAGTGCTACTACGTTTGCTGCTGGTGCTAGGATACCTGTTAAGTGACCTGAAGCGCCATCGCCTTTGATGATTTCTCTAGCTAATTTCTTACGCATAGAGATTAAAAGGTTGTTTTGGATTTCTTTTAAATAATATGATGGTTTAAGCTTTTCAAACTCTTCAGATACTTCTGTGTAAGCAGTGATCTTAGTTTTGTTGATTTCTGCGTAACCCCATTGAGGTTCAGTAGTTGTGTAAGCTCCACCTTCAGCTGTGTATCCAGCTTCTGCATAGCCCTTAGCGAATGCTTGTTTGTATGATTCGCCGCCTGGGAAGTACTTATGAGTAACTAAATCTAGGATGTTAGAAACTTGATTGAAAGTACCTTTGATTCCATTTGCTTGGTGATCGATAGCTAACGTGTCAAGTGTAGCTAATGTGATCGAACGATTTTGCTTTAAAGCACGAAGTCTTTGTTCGGCTTCTTCGTCTGCCATAGCTTCAGGATCTCTTTGTTCTGGATCGATTGTACGTCCAGCTCTTTCGAACGCTTCTTTGTTGAGCTTCTTAACTTCAGCGTCTAATTTACTGCGTTCTTCTACTAACTTATCAACCTCATCGTTGATAGCTCCTAATCTTTCAGTAGTCGTTTCTGCTGAACGACTCTCAGTATCTAGCTCATTTAATCTCTGAGCGATTTCTTTTAATCTTTTAAGCATTTTTTCCATGTTATTATTTTCCTCCTATGGATGTTTTGATTTTTATTCCGATCTTAGAACGGAGTGCTTCACGTTTTTTCTCTTCTTCCTCTTTTTTCTTTGCTTCCAAGGCCTCCACCTGTTGAGCTCTTAACGCCTCCACGTCTTCGAGCCGGCGTGCATAGATGCTGGTTCCTTCGTATGCGGGTACATTGACCGCTGCGACATCCCACAGCTTGGATATAGATTGAACGCGGAACATGTGTTCTGCCTGATCGTACTCTTCTTTGTCTATATTAAATGCGAATGACATTTTATCGATGTCGCCGCGTTTAATAAGCGTATATAAATCTCTACCTGCAGATGTGTCTGCAAGTTCTGCTCTCATGAACAGCCCATCATCTCTTAGTTCGAGCTTGAGTGTTCCATTTTTAACTCTGGCCATGGCCATGGTGTGGTTTGAGTGGTTGTATTTGAAGAAGCAATCACGGACGTCTGTGTTATCAAGTGCTCCTTTTTCTATGACCTCTTTGATCTGAATGGTATCGCCGTATTCGTCTTCGTATTCGAATAGCACTGTTGGTTGGTCAAATACAACCGCTAGGCCTTCCACGATCATCTTTCCATCATCTGCAGCTACTGGTTCTGCAGCTTGAATTTCTGCCATACGAACATAGTCATTGTTTTTAGTTCGCATATCTAAAATCTTTTTAATCATTTTTAGTTTCCTCCTCCGAGTCATCTTCTTGTACAGTGATCGGCTTTTCTTCTGGGCCGTTTACATTCTGGTATTGATTTTGCTTATTGGCATCGACATAGTTTAGTGTGCTGAACTCTTTTTCCCCGTTTTCTGTCACAGGCATTCCGAGTAATCTGTTGACGTCGTTTGGTCTGTAGGTTGGTAGCTTTTGTACTACTTGTGCTACAGCTATCTTTGTCTTTAGACTTGCAGTGTCTAACTTGTCGAATACTATTGCGATTCTGTTGCCGAATGAAATCTCTTTTTCTGTGAATATTTTGTAAGTGAGTTCCTGGCTGATTTTGTATGCGAATGGTTCTATAGACGAGTCATAGTATGCATTCCAATCATCTTCTTTGAACTTAGCCTTCAGGATCTCTTCAGATATTCCCATATAGTTGTATATCTTGTTTTCGAAGAGTTTCATCTCAGCTTCATTTGCATATTTGTTGTTTGGCACTACAGGCACGATTTGCTGCGCTGAGTCTAGGTACACGACCCCGCTTGAGTCTTTACCTAGGTACGCTTCTGCGAAGGCTTTAGCCCTGCTTTTTCGCACGTCCTCATTTAGTAGTGTGGTACTTTGTACAATAAATCTAATAAAGGCTGAGGTCTTTATAGCTTGCTCCATACCCTCATAGTTAGTGCTTATGATGTCGAGCACTTTTTTGATCGCTAGGTTCTTTTCGCCCAGGATATTCGGTCCTGTATTTCTAGCAATGTGTATGATGTTTTCCATGCTGGTATAATGCGGCTCGCCATTCAGTGTAAAACTTAGATACACGTTTCCGTTTTTGTCACTCTTAAGCTCTAGCATGTGTTCTTCTAAATCTAGGATCCAAAGTGCTTTTAGTGGTTCTTTGTAGTTTATATAGTTCCATTCTAGGAATATAAACACATTGCTTTCCAAGTAATAAAGGTTAGCTACTCTTTCCCAGAACTGTGCCGCACTCATGAGTGGATTCGGTCTTAGGGATAGCAGCTTGTTCAAGTACTGCTTCGATGGATCTTCTGACTTAGTTTCGTTTCTGTAGACATTTGGCATAAACTTTGATGCGTGTCTAGCATGCGCATTTGCGCAGCTCACGTATACGTCGTTTAGCGATGCGTCATATGTCGAACTAAACACTGGCGTGAATAGGCTCTCAAAGGAAGTAATAATCCCCTTTTTAAGATCTTTATTGCCTTTGATTTTTGAAATTACATTACTTACCAATCCCATATGGCTTACCTCCTATTGATTTCCTAAATAATAATCTCTGTTTGCACAGAAGCTCACGTATGTGTTTAGTATCGCTGCCATACCGTCTATTTTCCTGTGTCTTTGGTCGTTGACCTTCTTAGGCATGATGTTTCCGTTTCTATCTGCTATCATCTCTACGTTTGTAAAACACCATTTGGTCACATCATTGTTCTGATAGCATAGGAACTTCTCTTTTAAATCTGTTTCAAGTGTTTGCATTGGTACGCTTAAGGTTTTATATCCCTGCGGCGTTGGTATCAAACACGTATCTCTAGCGAACCCCATGGACGCTAATTCTTCGACTAAGTAATTGGCACTCCAGGAGTCGTAGTTGATGTATTGATATATCCATCCATATTTCTTGTGATTACTCACAAAGTAGTTGGCTATATCGTGGTAATCGATCGCATTAGTTCCGCTGACTCTGACTAGCCCTCGTTCGATCCATTGATCCCATGGTACGTAATTGCCCATTTGATCTGGACGCTTCTGGTCATCCAGGAACTTCTGCGTTACCCAATACATCGTTATCGCGATCGGTCGTTTCTTTTCTGTGTCGAATATTAGCGTATTGACCGCTGTCATGTCGGTTGTTCTGGATAAGTCGAAGGATCCAATCACAACACTGTTCTTAAATTTCATCAATTCTTCTTCTGTGTACTTATCTTCGTTGTTAATATCATCAAAACTTAGCCATGCTCTGTTTTCTACACCTCTGATGTTGAAGTCTTTTGTCTTCACTGTGTTAGCGAAGTTCATATCTGACTTCATCTGCTCTACGTTTTCTCTTAAGCTCTCGACTTTTTTGATGACGCCTATCCCTGGATTCGCTTTGATCCACATATCTTCATCGAACATTTCATCGACGTTGTCTAGCTCGTATATGAGCGGGAAGAATGCCGGAGCTTCGATAATTCCGTCTAGTACCTTTTCAGCGTATTCATACATGTCATCGAATAGTGCTTTTCTGACGAAGCCTGCAGTTGATATCATGCTTATGAGCCATTCGTCACGAGCGGATGTCGCCTGGATTAAAATATCATAAATTGAACGTGGCAGCTCATGTACTTCATCGATAATTGCTGCAGATACGTTGAGCCCGTCGAATGTCGATACGTTTTTTGATAGCACTTTGTAGTAAGCTTTACCTTTTTTCGTATATATCGTTGGGTTGGGGAATACTTTAAACCCAAAGTGCTTAGTAAGTGACTTCGACTGCTGCACCATGGACTGTGATTCTTCCCATACGCGTCTAGCTTGGTATGAAGTTGTAGCTGCTGCGTATACCTCGGCTCCTGGTTCTATGATCGTTAGGTATAGACCTAATACCGAGTTCTCTGTAGACTTACCATTCTTTCGTCCACGTACATCGAATATCTGCTTGAAGCGTCTTTTGCCTGTTTCGCGTTCGACGATTCCGAATACTGATTGATACTTGGCCCTCTGGAATAGCATGAGCTCAATCGGGCTTCCGGCCCAATCGCCTTTTGACTGTTTACAAAGAGTTTGGGCAAAGTCGATGAAGACTTCGCCTAATTCTTCATTGAACCTATAGACCGGATGGTTGTCGTTTATGATAGGTTCAATAATGTTTAAGTATAATTTTCTAACTTTTTTTGATACTACTATTTCGCCTGATTTGATCTTATCAATGTATTCTTTTACGTAATTCATCTAACTTGCCTCGTTCTTCTTTTTGAGTAGTTCTACTAGAGGATCATCTTCTTCAGGTTTTGTTGCGTTCATTCCCATGCGGGCACGCCCTACAGGAGTTAAGCACAGCTGTTCTGATAAAGATGAGATGATCTTACTTTGTCGTTCCATCGTTTTTAGGATATTGTCTATGAGCTTTTGCCCTGATGGATTCGTCGTCACGACTTGCTGCAGCTCTGCCCATTGCTCCTGGGCTTTTTTATATATCGCGGTTGCCTCGCAATACATGATGAGCGCTTGCTGGTCGAGATCTGATAAGATGTCAGCTTCCATTTGGTTGTAGAGTTTTAACACTCTACGCCATTCTTTTTTAGCTTCTGGCGATAAGTACCGAGGTACTTTTAGTAGTTTCGTGGTTTTGAGTTTCGTCCAGGATTCTTCCCTGGCTTCTAGCTCCTGGCTGTTTTTCTTGAATACTTGGTTGTCTACAAGTGCGGGTGGCATGGGTTTTCTACCCTTTGACATTATTCCATTTCACTCTTTGTCATGTGAAGGTAATAGTGGCACCCTTCAGCTCTTCTTTCGTAGTTAGTTTTTTCTACTAGCTGAAGGTGGTTGATGATGCCTGTTGGCGTCAGGTCGAATGTTTCTAAATACGTTTTTATAGCAGCTTCTAGTTCTTCATCCCCTCTTACGTTTGATACGTATGCTACTGAGACAGGCTCTTTTACACCGATAGCGTATGCTAGTTGTATCTGGATCCATCTCAAGCCCTGGTCTGCGAACTTGTAAATTGCTTTTGTTGCTAGGTATCTAGCCATATATGATCCGCTTCGATCAACCTTCGAAGGGTCTTTTCCTGAGAATGCGCCACCGCCTACTGGTACATATCCGCCATACTGATCACACACGATCTTTCGTCCTGTGAGTCCTGCGTCGGCTTCTGGACCGCCTACTGTCCATACACCTGCTGGATTGATCAGTAGTTTTTCTGACGGCATTGGTATATCGTTTGCTTCTAATAAATGCTTCATATAATCTTGCACATCTGCTAGTTCTAGTCTTTCTTTGTGACATACACTGATGAGCAGCGTGTGAAGTGATTCTTCTGGTTGCTTTTCGAAGTCTACTGTGACTTGTACTTTGGCATCGCCTTTTAATATCGACGCCTTATTGTAGTCCACATCGTCTTCAATAACGCTTATGACTCTGTTTGCCAGGTCAAATCCGTAAGGGAGTAGTGAGTTGGATTCCGTTGTTGCGTATCCAAACATGATGCCCTGGTCGCCTGCAGCTACTGATCCGTCGTTTTGGATCACTGCATTTGCTATTTCTGTTGATTGTTTTTCTATTAAGTTGATGATTTTGTCCACTTTATAGCCAAGTTTATCTGCTACTCGGTGTACTACATCTTTGATTGATTCATATGTTACTTGTGCTGTGATTTCCCCTGCAAGTACTACGGTTGTTCCTTTCACGAGTGTTTCTACAGCTACCTTTGCGTTTTTATCCCATCTTAGGCAATGGTCTAGTATTGCATCACTGATCTGATCTGCGTATTTGTCAGGATGCCATTTACTTACTTGTTCTGTTGAGAATAATTTCATGCTTAGCTCCTTAGTTTAATTTTTCAGCTGTTAAGCCTGTATAATCTTCCCATCGCTTGATGATCACATCAATGTATTTGGGATCTAGCTCACACATGTAGCATCTTCTCTCTAGTTGTTCTGCTACGATGAGTGTTGTTCCTGAACCACCGAAGGTATCGAGTACCGACTCGTCTTTTCTGGTGCTGTTTAGCATTTGTTTTGCTATCAGCAGGATTGGCTTCATGGTTGGGTGCTCTGCGCTTCTTAGTGGTTTATCTGCATCGATGATGCTTGTTTGGGTTTCTTCAAATATCTTTTTAAGTAGATCTTTAGCTTCTTTAGCTTTGAGCTTATCAATGTCTAGCGGTTCTTCTATCACTGTCGCCCAGGTTCTATCGTTTATGAAGTAGTGACTTCCTCCACGCTTCCATCCATAGAGGCATGGTTCATGTTTCCATTGGTAGTCCTGGCGTCCTAGTGTGAATGCATTCTTGTTCCAGATGAGCGTCTGCTTTACTTCTAGGTCTGCTTGATCACAAGCTTGTCTGAAGTTGATTGTTTCTTTGTCAGCGTGCCATATGTAGAATGCTGCACCTGCTTTCATGTTGTATGCTGCTGCAGCGAATGCTTTTTGTAAGAATTCGCCGAACTCGCTGTCTGATAAATGATCGTTTATGATCTTTTCACGCTTGGCGTTTGCGCCGCCTTCGTAGTCTATGTTGTATGGTGGGTCTGTTATGAAGCAGTCCGCCATGTCCATATCCATGAGCTTCTCTATGACTTTTGGATCTGTAGAGTCGCCGCATATAAGTCGGTGCTTGCCTAGCTGATAGATGTCGCCTTCTTTAGCGTTTGGCTTTTTAGGTAGTTCTATTTTGAACTCGTCATCTTCTACATCGTCGATGCCTTTTTGTTTTTCAAAGCCGAAGAGTGACAGGTCCATTTCAATTTCGTTTAGTTCTTTGATCAGAGCTTCGACATCCCAATCTGCTATTTCAGCGACTTTGTTGTCTACTAGTCTGAACGCTTTGATCTGGTCGTCGTTTAGATCGTCTAATCTTATGACCGGTACTTCTTTCATCCCGAGCTTGATCGCAGCTCTTAATCTGGTGTGACCTGTGACGATAACACCTTCTTTATCTATGGTGATCGGAACTTTAAACCCGAAGTTTCTGATTGATTCGGCAACAGCTTTTACTGCTTTGTCGTTTTTCCTGGGGTTTCCTGCGTAAGGCTGTAGTACCTCTACGTTAATCATTTCAATTTGCACTAGTTATTTCCTCCTCTAGGCTTCTATTTGCTTGTCTGTTTAACTCGTGCGTAAAACTTAAAAAATCGGCGTTATATTTTACGATACTCCGCGCCCGTTGTTTCGTCGGCTCTATTAAGCCGTCATTGGGTGGGGGGTGTCTTTGTTCTAGGTTTCATTCTGCCATACTCGTCGAACATTACGTCTTCTCGGACTGTTGCAGCGCCACGTTCTGCGTCGTGACAGCTCTTGCAAAGTAGGACGAGGTTCTCTGGATCGATTGCTAGTTCTGATTGGTAGTTCCTTAAGGTTAGAGGTATCTTATGATGGACTTCTTGGCCTATCCCTCCGCACTTCTGACAGATACCCTGATCTCTTTGCTTGATGTATGCTCTAACTGTTTTCCATTTCTTGGATTGATAAAACCTTATGAGTTCCATAGGTGTTCCCATGTGCTCGCTCCTTTGTTGATATCAAGTGGCTGCTCTAACTAGTCGACATTTATTTTTAATTGGTTGCCTCGCTGTGAGTAGGCCGCCACTTGATGTTTTTATTTTATACCACGTTTTTCATATCTGCTACCAAACGCACGATTTTACGCACGAAAATGTTAATAAAAATTAAAATTCATTAGTCTTTTGTACGATTTGTACTTCTTTTGTGTTCATTTCGTCCGCTGTTTCATCGTACTGCTTTAGGTTATTGATTGCTGTCTTCAGGTTTTTGATTCGCTTATTGTATGGTCGCATCGCTTCCTCTTTCGCTCTTAGTTCCTTTTGTAGTTGTTTCTCTAGTACACTAATCATTTGTGTTGCCCTCCTTTGGCTTTTCTGATTTTAGCTTTTACTGCTTCTATTAGTTCGTCCTGATTCATTCTCTTTTGGGTTAGTCTTTGGATCGCGTTCTCATCTTCTGTGTCCTCTGTGATGAGGTGGTTGATGATGACTGTTTCTTTTTGGCCCTGCCTGTATAATCTGGCATTTGCTTGTAGGTAGCTCTCTAGGCTGTAGGTTAGCCCGAACCAGACGATGATGTTTCCTCCAGCTTGTAGATTTAGCCCATGGCCCATGGACGCTGGATGTGCTAATAAAATCTGTATGCTTCCATTGTTCCAATCGTCTAGATCTTTTTTGGTTTCTAGCTCCCTGGGTTTTAACTTCTCAAATCTTTGTATTAATCTTTGATGATCGTGTTGGTAGTTATAAAGTACTAAGATTGGCTTTTTGTCGTTTTCTTCGATGATCTCTTCTAATGCTTCTAGTTTTAAGTCATGTATGTGAATGACTTTTCTGTCTTCATCGTATGCTGCTCCATTGGCCATCTGTAATAACTTATTGGACACCACTCCTGCAGATGTTGCTGTGATCATCTCTTCATCGATCGATACCAGGTAGTTTCTTTCCATCTCTTCATAGATTGCTCTTATCCGTTTTGACATCTTCAGCTTTATGAAGTTGTCGATTCTATCTGGCATTTTGATATGATCACTTGCTTTTAGACTTACTGCTATATCACCGATCTGTTTGTATATTTCTTTTTCCGCTCCTGGTTTCGGCTTGTAGCTAAATACGACAACCTGATTTCGTTTATCCGGATAAAAGTACATGTTTCTGTATTTCGTAATCGATTGACCTAATCTTTCGCCCTGGTCTAGTAGGTATATCTGAGACCATAGGTCCATCAAGCTATTTGGTGCTGGTGTACCTGTAAGCTCAATCACACGTTTGCTTACTGCAGCTGCCTTTTTTAGTGCTTTGAACCTTTGGCTCTGATGGTTTTTGAAACTTGACGATTCATCTATCACGATCGTATCGAATGGCCACTTCTTTGTTTTGGATAAGTAGTAGTCTATCAACCATTTCGTGTTTTCTCTATTGATGATGTAGATGTCAGCTCTTTTCTCTAACGCTTCTACACGTTTTGCTGCAGAGCCTATAACTTTTGATATTCTTAGGTATTTTAAGTGATCCCATTTTTCTACTTCATCTGGCCATGTCATATCTGCTACTCTTAGTGGTGCTATGACTAACACCTTCCCGATATCAAAGCTGTCATACATTAAATCGTTGATGGCTGTTAGTGTACATACTGTTTTGCCTAGGCCCATGTCAAGTATTAATGCTATCTTAGGTTTCTTCTTGATCTGCTCGATCGTGTATACCTGATAGTCGTGTGGCTTGAACCTCATGGCCTCACCTCATCGATGAATGCATCGACTTCTTCTTTGGTGTATAATGCTCTTACGTCTGCGCCTAGGTTTCTTAATCTTTGGATTTGCCATTTTTGTAGTTTTCGTAGTCTACCTTTTAGCTGCTTCGTTTCTATGAAGTATTGTTTGTTCGGTAGGAAGACGATTCTATCTGGTACACCATTGTTTCCTGGTGATGTCCACTTAGGTGCTACTCCACCTATCTTTCGTACCTCTTTTACCAGGTATTCTTCTACTGTTTTTTCTAACATGCTTACCTCGTTTCTTAGCCCTCGACTACAATACTACAATTTTCTCACGCGCGTAGGGACATCCATTTAGGCAGTCGATATATGCTCTTTTTATGTTATTGTCTACCTAATTGCTATTTTTAGTAGTAGGACAAATAAATTGTAGTAATTGTAGTAAATGCTATTTTTTGGGCTTTGTTGCTGTGTTTTTCGCGTCTACATTCTTTGTAGTATTGTGTAGTACTTTGTAGTCGGCTCATTTTTGACTTTGTAGTACTTTGTAGTCGTTTTTCAGCTACTTTGTAGTCGCTTGTTTGCTATGTGATCACATCTTAGATAGTGCTTCCGGATCATAGCCTCCGCCTTCTTTTATGAAGCCTCTTTGACTGCCGTAGACACCGTATTTTTTAGGATACTTATCACGCGTCCAACCACTTAAACTTTCGATGGCCTCATTTATCTGTCTGCTTATCATGTTTGTAAGCGTCGCAACATCTTTACCCATCGCCTCGCACCATACTTCTAGTGCGCATACGCGTGTTCTTTCTACTAGGCGCCCTGTGTCTTCCTCAGCTCTAAAGTCTTCGGTTGCTTGGATCCATTGCTTACGCTCCTGGATGTTTTTCTCATTCCAATCTTCAGGTAGTTTCACTAGTAGGTATTCTTCGATGATGCCTATAAAGTTATTGTGTTGACTGTGTCTAGATTGAAGTGCTGACGCTTTGTCTGCGATGTCTTTTTCTAGGTGCATGATGTTTTCGCCCTTCTTGTAGTAGTGCATCGCCTCTGCCCATATTTGGTCGACTTCATCCTGGGTCATGTCATCCCATACCGTTTTGGTTCTCTTCTTTTCATCCGTTTCGATGATCCAAAATCTTCGCCCTCCTGTTGGGTCGTTTAAGAACTCACTATCATTGGTGGTTCCTATAAATATACACTGGCGTTTATTGACTGTGACGTTTCTAGCGAAGGCTTTTCTGTAGGTATCTTCTTGCTTTGATATGTAGCCTTTGATAGCTTCTCTTTCGCTCTTCTTCAGCGCTGCTAGTTCGCCCATTTCCATGAGCCATACACCGTCTAGTGCTTCGTATGCTTCTTTGCCTTTGATATCTGTTATGCTATCTGAGAACCACTGCATGGCTAGCTTTTTGATGATGTAGGATTTCCCGATCCCCTGTTTACCTATTAAGGTTAGCATGTAGTCAAACTTGCAACCAGGACGGAAGATTCTACTTACTGCAGCTACTAACGTTTTACGCGTTACAGCTCTCGTGTAGGGTGTATCTTCTGCGCCTAGGTACTCACAGAATATCGTTTCTAGTCTATGGGTCTTATCCCATTTGAGTTTTGATAGGTAGTCTTTGACCGGATGATACGCATTCTCTTCAAATACCAGCGACAGTGCGTCTGTGAGCTTTTGTCTGCCCTGGAGTTCATAGACACGCTCCATGTAGTGTCTTAGGCCTGCATCGTCTATGTCGCTCCAATAATCGCCCGATCTTATCCATGGAAGCTCACGCTTGACTTCGTTTCTATCGCTGAAGAGGTTATGCGCGCCGATGCCTTTTAGGTTTGGGTCGTTTCTTAGGATGATGAGCATGTTATCGATCGTTTCTTCGTACTTGCCCTGCTTGTTGGTTGTGAGCTCTGAGAGCCACTCTCTGCTTTCATCCTCTGGTGTTTCTAGGTCATCCCCGAACTCTTCTCTAGCTTGTTCTAGCTTCTCTGAGCCGATGGTGATTTTGACCTTTTTATCTGCTTGTATAAGTTCCATCATTTTCTGCCAGCTTGGCAGTTTGTTTACTGGTGTGTTATCTTTAGCGTCTAGATCATGGTCACCAAACTTGTGAATTCTCACTAAGTCGAAGGCGTTACATAACTGTCCGCTGATTGGATCCGTACCATGGTTTGAGTATGCGAACTTATCATCGTAGATGACGAGCCCTGCAGCTGTGGATCCACCGATGTAGGTGTAGCGATCTGCTGTGCTGCATTCTTGGTAGGTATCCGGTAGGAAGGTTGCGATCGCTTCGTGTATGTCGTAGGTTCTGCAGAAGGCACCGATCAGCCCTTCCTTTTCTAGTGGATCGCCCTGTTTCTCTGCAGTTCTTTTTCTGGTCTTAGCAGCTCTCGTTGATTCTGGCCAATAGGACACGTCTTTCCAATCGTGGTACTGTGCAAGTACTTTGTTTGGATCCAGAATGGGTGCATCTATAAACTGATAGAAGTATTCCCCGTCTTTAGATGTGCTTGGCCAATACATGAGGCGCGTTGGTTGATATGTTGTATCGTCGAAGTAGTCCATACCTATGTTGTCTGCAATCATTCTTGCGATCGCTTCATAGGCTTCGGGCCCAACCGGTTCTGCTAGTGGGATGATGAGTCTGTATCTGGGCTTGTTTTCCTTATGCTTGTGTGTACTATAAACCACCATGGCATAATCTGTTAAAAGCTCGATATCCTCCCATAGGTCTGGTGTGGCAAAGTCTACATCGAGGGTTACGATGCTTCGGTTGACAACATGTCCATTTTTTCGTCTACCTTCTTTCAGGTGTCCGCCCACAAAACCACCCACGTCTTTGATCTGGTCTTGTTCGTCTTTTTTCATTTGGCTGTATTGTTGTACCGTTTCATGCGTGCGATGTGTCTTTGCTAGTTTATTTACTAGTTGGCTCCATGTGATCGTTGTGTTCTTCCAGGTGGACTCCCATCTGGTTCTTGCCACTGCGATCGATAGTTTCAGGTTTGGTTTATGTTTGATATCTTTCATGTTGTTACCTTTTCCTTTGTCAATTCTTCAATTTCTGCGACGTCTAATGGGATGAGCAGGACGGTCAGCTTCTCGTTGTAGTTTAGGAAGGTGCTTTGCTTTCCGCCTGAGATCCTAGACACGATCGATTTCGCAGCGTTGATTGATTTCTTATAAACACTGGCGAACTCTTCGACGTTGTCGCAGATTGCTTGTAATTGCTCATTTTCATCATAAATGGCAATCAGATACCCTTTTTTATAAAATCCGTTATCTTTCATCTGATTACCTCCATCTTCATTATTCGTATTTGCTACAATAGAAGTTATTGTAATCTTTGATCTTAGCTTCGATTTCGAAGTCTGCATCCTCTGTTGCAAAGTTTCTTATAACTCTTACGATCTTATCGACGACGAGCTTCTTACGGTCGATTCTGTTCATGTTTCTTGGCGTGCCGTAGGTTTCGTCTGGTTTTAAGTGGCCATCTAGGACTTCTTCTAGTTTCTCTAGTTCACCGTTACTGATTTTAACATCCAGGATGTCTATGTTTTCAAACTCGAATATTTGATCGGCTAGTCCACATTTACCATAATTGAAATGTTTACATGTTCTGCAGCTTTTATTCACAATATCTGACATTTGGTTCCTCCTTCAGTTTATTTGGTATTGATCTTGGTACAGGCACTTCGTTTTGGAATGTATTATATCGTTCTTCTTTAGGTGTGCTATATATGAGCTTTACGTATGCTTCATTTCCATTTTCATCTTTGTATAATTCGTTAGTGTTTCCCTCTAGTAGAGGGTAACCTGATGCTAGGTATAAATCATGCTCGACCTCTTGACAATTTAGGATCCATGCTTTGTTTAGCTGCTTTTGCCATTTGTTTGTACACACGTTGTATTGCTTCATCACGTACTCTATGTAGATGTTTCTCTCTTTTGTGGTCGCATCTGTGATGACCGGTTCTGGTACAATTTTTATCTTTTTACACTTCATGAATTTTGGTTTGTGCTCTGGGATTTGGTTACCTATTTCGATTCGCTTACGCTTTATTTTTACTAGCATTCTTCCTCACCCTCCTATATGTTTACATCTGGCTCTGGCCAGCTTAGTTCTCTGACCGGATCTAGTTCAGCTTCCACCCTTTTAGGTAGTCTATCTATGACGCCCTGGGCATCACCTTTTTCATTAAAATGGATCGCGAACTTCTGTTCCCCTGTCCATGCAAGTTGCCCTAGATTCTTTCCTGGGTATGGTCTTTTAAAGGATGACAACCAGTCGCCTGTTTTTGAATTCTTGATTGTGTATTTAGGCATCTTCGATACTTCCTTTATAAAACTTTGCTATCATCTCAATAATGTGTGGAGGTAGTTGAGAATTAAATGTGATTAAATCTTCGGATCCAATTACGATTATTGATTTGTGAGTATACTCTTTTTTGTTCATATCAAGTCTTTTCTTTCCATAATAGAATAAACTACGTTTTATAAACATATTTGGTCTTTCCTCGAAGGGATCTTCTTCATAAAACACTTGAGTTCCAAACCACTTACTTAGCGCTTTACATACTTCATCTTCGGTTGGTGGTGTAAGGGCTTCTTCTAACTCGATTGCACACTCTATTGCTGTTTTAATATTTTGTTTCATTGCAATTTCTGTTTTATACATTCGTTCAACAAGTTGTTCTTTTGTTAGAGCATTAAAATATTCTTTCAAATCTAATTCTCTACTCATTAAAGCATACCTCCTGGTTTCTTGTTGATGTCTGGGTACTCGTTGTTTGGATCGTATATATCTTCGATGATCGCGTTCCAATCTAAACGTTGACCGCATCGCGGACAATATCTATATTCACCTTTTTCGTTAAATAGCCATAAACTATCTTTAATTCCTCTATTTAAACAGTTTGAACATTCAAAGGCTCCTAAATCATCATGAATTATTACTTTCATTGGTTTTTCTTTTTTGTCCATTTCTTGAAGTTCATTAATAATAGTTTTAAATTGTGGTGTTTCATAGACGGGTATTTCAAAAGCTACTCTGTTTTTAAAATGGTTTATTGCTTTTTCTACTTCTTTACTCATTGTCATTGCTCCAATCTAAACGTTGGCCACATTGTGGGCAGTGATGATCTATGTTGACTCTTAGTACTTTATCGCATTTAGGGCATCTAAAGACTATATGCGTTATGCTCGGTTGTTTATCGATATTGTCGCCATGATCGTAACTATAGAACGGCTCTTTACTTCTTATAATTTTCATAGGTTCGTTGCGTTCTAGTGCTTGCTTGACTGTTTTATAATTTTGATCTAACTCAATTCTTGTAGTTGTTCCTTCGTTCCATTCATCAATCGCATAACCATACAAGTTTTTTAATGCATACTCTACTTCTTTACTCATAGTGGCCTCCTACAATAATATAATCGTTAGTGGTATTGCGATAAGTGCTAGTATAATTAGGGCTCCCATAAATATAAGCATTTTCGCTTCTTCACACATCTTTGGTCTTACTGGATTTGGTTCTTTTTGATAAGCCCCGATGATCTCTATGGCGTTGTCTAGTGCTGTCATGTCATCATCCCATACTTGATCATGTGAGCCGTCTGGATGCATAAAACTTTGAGCGTTGTCTTTGAGTGATTCTAGCTGGCTGATTGTACCAGGTAGCACTTTTACTCTTTTCATGATTCGTCGCTCTTCCCTAGCTCGCCCTTCTTGATGATGTCTAGTACTTCTTCTGAGTATGGCTCGTCTTTGTTTACGACGTAGTAGTCGTTAGCTTCTTTTCCGTCTTTAGCTCTGCCTGTGTTAATTTGATCTCTTACACGCATAAGGCGTAGCATTTCGTTTGATCCGACGTAGTTTAATACGTCATCCTTTTTGAATACAATGTGTGTGCCTTCTTTAACTTCGAACACTTTTTCTTGCTTTGTTGTTTCAGTTTTTGTTGCTTCTTGTAATTGGGTAGCTTCTTTTTCTTTTTTCATGGGTTTATCCTCCTAATATGTAGTTCGTACATTTCTTCTAATAATGCTTTACGTTCGGCTACGTTTAATTTCTCCATGTAGTCGATGATTAGCATTCCTTTTTCTAGGTCCTCTTCTGTAAGGCCTAGCTCGTTTGATTCTAGCCATGCTCTGTGCCACTCGATGTTTCCGTCTTCATAGTCGCCTTCTTCGAGTAGGTTGTGAAGTCCACATTGTTGGCCTGTTGTTTCGTAGCATTCTATCATGGTGTCTAGGGCTTGCTGCTTTTCATCTGGTTGCATGAGTGTTCCTATCATAATCATTGCCGCATTAAAAACTATGATCCATATAATAATAAATTTCTTTTGCATGGTATACCTCTTAATCTTTCATATAGTATGGTGTATCGTACGCGTCTGCGGTTAGTATGAGTCCTTTGGTCCAGGGTAGTTTTAAAGCCATCAGATCTTTGATATCCTTCATGGCTTTTTCTTTGGTGTCTATAGGTACTTCTACGATGACCTCATCGTGTACGTGAAATGTTGGCATGTATCCGGCTTTGTTCAGTTCCATCATTGCTGCAGCTAGACAGTCACGCGCTACTGCTTGTGTGATGTTTTCTACTAGCTTTCCTCCATAGGTGTTTACTTTTGTCCATCGCCCGGTGTTTTGGTCTTTGCCGTCATAGATGATTTCGCTTCTGTAGGATCCATCCTGAACTTTCGCATTCTTGTAGGCTAGTCTTCTACCGTTTGGTAGTTTAATAAATAGCGTGTCGTGGATCATTTGGAACTCTACTCCTCTAGGTCCATAGAAGATGGTACCAGGTTGGTTGATTGCGTCTTTTGCGTTTTCCTCTGTGTCGTACCAAAATCTCACGATGTTTGCGTTTGCGTTTCGCCATTGATCGACCAGGGACTTCATTTCCGGTTCTGATAGGCCCATGGCTTCGCCGCCCATAGCTTTGAGTGCGCCCACTGAGCCCTGGTATCCGAGTGCTAGCTCAGCTACTTTTCCTTTGGCTCGTTCTGGGCTGTCTTTGGTTATACTTTCGAGTGGTACTTTAAACATATGAGCTGCTGACGCTTCGTAGATTTTTCCATGTGATGCGAACACATCGAGGCGCCATTTCTCGTTTGCGAGCCATGCGATCACTCTCGCTTCGATTGCACTGTAGTCGGCTACTATAAAGGTTTGGCCCTTTGGTGCTATGATCGCGGTTCTGATGAGCTCGCTGAATACTTGCATCGGATTGCCGTATAAAATGTCTAGCAGTTCGAAGTCGTTTTCGATGATGGTGTTTCTAGCTAGGTCCAGGTTTCCCATTTTGTTCTTTGGTAGGTTCTGTGGTTGGATGATTCTACCCGCCCATCTACCTGTACGCTCTGCGCCATAGAACTGCAGGATCCCTCGGACTCTGTTATCCTCGTTGATCGCTCTTCTGATTGCGTCGTATTTTGATACGCTTGTCTTTCCTAGTTGCTGCCTAATCTCTAAGAACTCCTGGATGTCATCATCGTCGGTTTCTTTGATCAGTTCTTTGACTGTGTCTTTGGTTAGGCTTTCGGTTTCGATACCCTGGTCTGATAGCCACTCTTTAGATTGACTGATTGACTTAGGGTTATCGAGTCCGCTGATTTCTCTAGCCCTATCTAGTAGGGCGTCCTGGTGGGTCTCATAATACGCCAGAATGTTGTTGACTAGTTCTGTTTGGATGAGTACACCTTTTTCGTTGATATACTGATCCAAGCACCACAGCTGATGTTCTTCCTTAATCATTTCTGGGTATTTTTCCATCTTCTTTTCTATCTCACGTTCTGCATCGACGTCGCGCATACAGTACTTTTTGTAGAGCTCCCATTGTTCTGGTTCGTGTCGTGGTAGGTTTCTTGTTCTTCCACCGTTTCTCTTTGTTGGCTTGCATGGTATTGAGAAGTATCTTATGAGCTGCTTACCTGCCTTCATTTTGGCTTTGTCGCTTTCAAGCCCTAGGACGCGTCCGACTTCTTCCAGGCTTCTTGGTAGGCCTAACGTTGAGGCTCTGACTGCTGTACAGTACCATTGCTCTGGCGGCATCGGCACCCCGAGCTCCTGCTGTAGGCAGGTTCGCTCGAAGTTTGCATTGTGCGCGATTTTTAGGATCTCTGGATTGACCAGTGCTTTCATGAGCCATTCGGGTATTTCCTCACGCTGTGC